AAATAAACCTTTAAGGGCTTTAGCACGTGTCATATCAGCAACGGATTTCTCTGCCATTGCATCATCTAATTCTTTCTTAGAAGCAAGGTTACCAATAGAGTCAATAACAACAATTACTTTTTCATCTTTTTCGATATTCTCCATTTGATTAATAACATCAAACTTAAGTTCTTCTACATTCTTAATAGGTGTATGAAGTACACGATTGGTATCAATACCAAAGCTTTGAAAATATTGTTGCGGAGAACCAAACTCTGAGTCATAGAATAACAAAACAGCATCTTCATACTTATCTAAGTAGGCTGCGGCCATTAGTAAGGCAAACGAAGTCTTAAAATGCTTCGAAGGCCCTGCTAGCACTGTTAGTCCGGAACTTAGTCCACCATCAGGATCACCTGATAATGCAACGTTAATCATCGGTACCTTTGTGGGTACCATATCCTTACCAGAGAATAGTTTAGATTTAGATAGAATTGCTGTATCTTTAATTCTACTATTCTTCTTTAATTTATCCATTATGCTCATTTACTTCTCCTTCACAAATGTTCCTTCAGGAGTCAAATGCCCTTTCCGGTCTTTAATTTCATTATATGCTTGATCGATACAATCTTCCATTTTGATACCATACGTTAAACAAACCCCTCTTAATGTTACATAAATATCACCAATAGCATCCATTACTTCATGCTCATCATTCTTATTTAAAGCATCAAAGAGTTCAGTAACTTCTTCTAATGTCTTAATTGCTTGAGCCATTGGTTTACCATTTTCAGTAATGCCTCTATCATCAAACCACTTATCAATATGCATATTTTTATTGCTCATTTATTTCTCCATAATATTAAATACATATGTATATTATAACATATTTCTTGTCAAAAGTAAACCCTAAAATTGAACTTTTTGTTCTTTTTCTCTGGCATCTAATTCATATAAAGATCTATATGCATTATTAGCTTTGATTGTAGTATCTAATTGAGTAAATTTACCCTTTGAAAAATCAAGTAAAGCAGTAGTATCCTTAGGGAAACATGCACCACCATAACCTCGTCTACCATCTGGTCCTGGAACCTGCATATGTGAATATGTAATTCGTGGGTCAGCACCAATAGCTTGTGTAATATTATTAAATGATACTCCATGATTTTTACACATATCATAGAATTGATTAAAGAATAATACTTTAGTAGCAAGGAAAGAATTCATACCATACTTAACAAATGAAGCTTCCTTTGGTGTCATATGAAACTTTGGTGCAGGTTTACAAATTGAATTATTTAAATAGTATTGCTCAAGCTCTTTTGTATCTTTTATATCACCACCAAATACATGATGTGTTGCATATTCAAAGTCATGCTTGGCATTAGCCTCTGTTAAGAACTCTGGGTTATATACAAAATTGTTATGTGATTTATATAGTTCATCCACAATAGCAGGAGTCACAGTTGATTTAAGTACAGTAATAGTCTTATATTTACCATTAATCTCATCCATCACAGTCTTAACGATTGATGCATCAATTGCTCCATCATTACCCATAGGAGTAGGCACACAAATGAAAGTCACTGCTGGCTCAGCATCTATGACGTCCTGTGTAGTAGTTCCCAATAGTGGGTCTGAGATAATAATTTCATTATCATCCGTAGTAAAACCATAGGCTGCTGCTTTACCAACAAAACCATATCCAATTATTCCAACTTTTATCTTTTTCATATCTATTCCTATAAATTATTATTCATTACATATTCTAAAGCTCTAGCGGCTTCAGTTTCAAGGGGTCGTTTCTTATACCAGTCACCCGTGGCCTGATCTATGTCTTTACATAGTCTTACTATCTCCAATACGGAAATAGGATAATTCATTTTAGTTGCAGCATACGCAATCGATACCATAATCTGATACATCTTATGATACCACCCAGTATCAGAGATGCTATTATAATCTTTTATCATCTTCTTAGATACGAATGGACAATCTGTATAGTTAGTCCAAGAGATATCTGTATTGGTCAACTTAGCCTTTCTCTCTTTAACAATTGCATCACGTATAGCCGGTGGTAAATTATCAAATAAACTCTTTGACTTTTCAACGTATGGATGTTTATTTATTAAATCAAATGGATTCATATATTCAGCTTCATTAGTAAAAATAAAGTTGTATGCATCTTTATACTTACCTGGAATATAGAACATCCTACTTAAATCCTTTGTTTGAATGTCTCCAATCTCGCCAAGCTCAGTATTTAAAGCAAACCAAAAATGAGATATCTTCTCCGTTAATACTTCATTCGTTAGAGGGAACACAAGTCTAAACTTAGGATGTTCTACCGTAGAGGAAGCTGTTGAGTAACATACAAAGTAATACTTACCATATCTAGCCTTCAATTCTGCCTGTAAATCACCTTCAAACTTATGAGAATCTACATCCACCGCAGCCCATCCTTCCCAGGCAGTTACATTTAGATTAGCACGTGTTGTACCTTTCTTATATGAAGCAGGGGAAATTAGTTGAGCATCCTTCTTTGTTTCTTTAGGCTCTTTGGCTAAACTATATAGAAGATCCTCAAGCCCTTGAAAATCATCAAAGGTCATTGTCTTGTTAGTCTTATTATCGTATAGAGATTTAAAGAGTGTTAATGAATAGTTCATTGATATAATCCTTCAAATTGTGTTCTTCTTTCCAACCAAGTTCTTTTGTTTTATCAGATAGAACAGTACCACCCATTCTATTACCAGGTCGTTCAGGTAAATATTTAATGGTTGACAAATGAGCTTTAGTTGCAAACATCTCTGCAACTTCATTGATAGAGTAACTCTGTTGAGCTCCAATACCAAAACCATCACCCTCACCTTTTTCACCAACAATTAATAGACCATTAATAATATCTTTAATATGTGTAAAGTTTCTGTGTTGTGTGCCAGGAGAAACTACCGTGAATGGTTCTTTATTCTTAAGCTTTTCTTTAAAAAGAGCAATAAGAGTTGCATACTTACCAGTAGATATTTCTCTATCTCCATACACATTATAGAAATATGTAATTGCAAAGTTGAGACCAAACCAGTTAGAATAATTATTAACAAGTTCTGTATTGGTTGATTTAGTCCAAGCATAGGGACTTTGATTTTTACCAATACCATCATCGGCAAACTTAGTAGATGAACCAGAGTAAATTAGTTTTGCACCAGTCTTTCTAACAAATTCAAGTACGGCAAATGTACCATTCTTATTTGAATCCCACACAGTCATAATATCATCAAAGCTTTGTTCAACACGAGAGTATTCACCAAGGTGGTATACAATATCTGGAATAATAGCAATTCGATCTTCTATATCTTTTGTATGGCCTTTAACGTAATTAACACCTGTAACATGATTCATTACAGAACCAGTAAAATAATTATCTAAACTCCACACAATATTATTCTTTACTAGTTCCTCACATAAATGACTCCCAATAAAACCGGCACCTCCGGTGACAAGTATAGTTTTATTTTTGATCATCTTCATCAATCCATCTTAAAAGTGTATTTTCGGTAGTATCTACTCGAGGGAACCAAGTGTACTTAGACTTCTTAGTGATGTGAGGTTGTCCAATTAACTTAGCAAACTCTGCAATGTCTTCATCGTTTCTAAATCTCACCTTCATCATATGATATGCTTCATCATTTTCCTGGACATACTCAGGCATATCTTCCCAACCATCCCACTTATTTCTTTCTTCTTCTTGTTCGGTAATTACAAATAAATTATCACTCATTATTCTTCCTCCATTGTTATCATTTTTAATCCGTATTCGTTTACACCATACTTAGGTATATAGTCATCTTTATATTCGAGTGGTTGCTTAAAGACTCGATAGTTAACTAAGTGATGGCATCTTCCCCATCTCATAATTACTTCAACCACATCTGGGTGTTGAGCCTTAAGAGACTCAGCAAACTCTCTACGGTTATCAGAGCTTTGGCCATCTTTAACTTCATATACTTCTTCCGTATTACCACCCTTCATCGAGTGAGTTGCTGCTTTACCACATAAATAAGCATTGAATAGAATAGTTCTATACCCAGACTTAAGTACTCGTAAACTTAAATCTGTATCCTCATTGTACTTGCCTCTCCATCTATGTTCAACCTCATTGTTAATAAGGATACATGAATAAATTCTAGTATTAACATAGAATGGAGCTTTCTTTTGAGACCTAGGAGCAAAGAACGCATAGTTCATACCAGACATTCCAATGTCTTTATATCTGTCAGTAAAAATTTCACATAGTCTAAAAGTAGTTCCTGATGTTACACGTACCTTTAAATTTCTATTTAGTCTATAGAAGTGACGAATGTTATCATCTAAAATCCAATGCTTCTTATGTCCTTCTTCCATAGAGTGTTTCCAAACCCAATTACGAACTGGAATAGAACCACCAAGTCTTCCATCTACATCTGGGAAGGCAAGCTCTGGATCATCTCTAAATCCTTCTGGGAGAGTTAGAATTTTAGCCGGGTCAATTACAGCAGCGTAGTCTTCATACTCTGATTTTTCAATAACAATTCTATAAGGCACTCCAATCTCTTCTAGAGTCTTGGAAGTCATTCTACTATCAGCTCTGCCTTTCGAGATGATGTAAACTGGATATTTTGGATTCATAATTTATTTTCCTGATTTATATAATATATTATAACACATTTCTTGTCAAAAGTAAACCCTTTTTATTAAAAAAAGTCTTCAAGAGATACAGTCTTTTCTATTTCCCATCCAATAG